GCAGCATCAGCTTGATCATTATAGGAATCACTATAATGATAGGTCATGTAGTCTTCCCAGAAATTCCTAACTACGTTAGCACTGTCGTCGTGGAAGTCAATTTTTACCGTATTATATTTAATACCGGTTTGAACATTGATGTGTTGGTTGTATGCGTTTAAGTCTTTGGTTTCTATATCAAATTTTGGTAACTCGACACTTTTGGCCAACATCCCCACTTCCCTAATCGCATCACCGGTGGGTTTATACATGGCTTTATCGTTTTCTGAATTAATTTCAAAAAACACATGATAAAGAAAACTATATTTGGGGCTGAGTCGATTTTGATTCGCCCCAAATAAACGCTGTCCATGAAAAAAATCTTTGACTTTTTTATCAGGATAATTACTAGGAAAACTTGGCATTCAGAACCTATTAGGTAACAGTTGACCCTAGTGCAAATCTTGCAAACGCTTGACCAACACCGCTGTCCACTGGAGTCTGTACCGCATTATCGAATTGAATAGTTAAGGCGATTTGAACAGGATCACTGCTGGCGTAGTTGATTTCGCCATAATTAACCTGACTTAAGAAGCAACCATACAGCTCCCATGTTTCAAGAATCGCCGGAGATGCTGTTCCGTTCCCACCATCAGTAATTTCGCAACGTGTAATGAACTTGTAGTCAATGCCAGAAATAGCACTGGCCTGCTCTAGGAAGTCAAATTGCTTTTGAATTTGTTCGCCAACCAATTTAGAAACGTTGCCTAGTGCATCATCACGAATATTAACAGTGGTAGTTTCCCAACTAGGTTTACCTGCATAACGTATTTGACTGTTGTAAACTTCAATTGTTTGAGGATTAAAATTAACACTTGGACGGGCAAAATCCACAACCTGTTTGGTTAATTCAGTAACAGTGGTGCCAAGACCAAAATTTTCAAAACTAACACGAAAACGATATTTGAGCTTGGGCATTAACAAGCCTTGACTGCTGGCGCTTTGTCCCCCGCCAGCTAGTGGTACCGTAAATTTTTGTAATGATGCAATCGACATGTTTTATCTCCTAACCCGTTAAATTAAAAATTGCTAGTAATACCACCAGTGTTCTTGATACGCAGTGGAATGTAAATAAATTCTACTGCTTTGACTGGCTCAATAGCAATATCAAGATACAACTCGTTACGATCAATACGAACCGGCGTGTTATTGGATGTATCACAAACAACTAAGAAGTCATATAGTGCACGTTTGGCTGTTAAGTCGTTAAGCAATTGCTCAACTGACTGTTTAAGTTGATCGCGAGTTATTTTATCATTGGGCTCAAAAATGTAAGGTCTTGCCAATTGATCAACTCGAGCACGAATATATGCAACTAATCTTGACACATTGATTCTGTCAAATGCTGACGTTGTTGCACTACGAGTTTTTTGCCCATATACAGTAATGCCAGTACCTGACAAAAAGGTAATTGGATTAATTTTAGTTTCGTACAGTGTATCACGCATGCCTGTACTCATACCAAATGTAGTAAATTCGCCAGTAGTAGAATTTACATATCCTAGTCCTGACGCATTATCCACTAGACCGCGTTGTGTTCCAGCTGGAGCAAACCACGGATAGCTCATAGCATCACTGTGAACAATAGTGCGTAGTGCCATATGGCTTGGCGGAACAGCAATAGTGTTTCCACTGAGATCGTTAAACAAGCCCGAAGGATAGTAAACAGCCAAATAGTTGTCTGATACTGTAATAGCTTCATCAAACGCTGTTCCCTTGGATTTGCCTTCACTCCAACTTACTAGTTCAGTGCCTACTGGCGCTAAACGCATTGGAGTATCACCAACCACAAACGCGGTGTTTTTGCGATCATTGTTCAGTGAAACCATATTGGGAATCAATTCTGGATATCCTGGGCAAGCAATCAGTGTAAACTCACGCTGCTCTTCACGAATCTCAGTACTGGTGTCGATAGCAGCCTTTAGTGCTTCAACAACTACTGCACGAACAGCACGATGACCCATATATGGGCTACCGTCAATTCTGTTACCTGCGGCGTTAACCCATGTGTTGCTTGCTAGTTTATCCCAACTGGAATTACCTGGCGGAATCGGATTTAACCCTGTTCCAGCATATGAAATAGCAGACTTGGCTCGATAAATTGTGCCATCAGTATACACTACTCGATCGCCTGCAGCATATGCGGTTGTTGCACTCCAAATGTCAAAAGCAAAATCAACAGAATTAAAATAATTTCGACGATACTGTTTTACAGCATATCCGCTTCTACGTGTGTTAAACAACAATGTACCGCGTGGATAAGCCGACGAATCTGGAGCGTCAGGATCTAAATAACTGCTGGACAACAATGTTTTTGTTGATACTAAGGTGCCAGACACTGTGTCAGTCGTTCCATCTGTATCCCAACGAGCATCAGCAAATACGATTCCAGACTCGCTGGTTTGGTCGCTGTTGTCAATTTGTACCCAACGATTAACACCTTTAACTGCTTCCCAACGATGAATTTTAGGATAGTTTTCTAAATCACTAGTATCTAGCCACAAATCTCCCAATTTTACCGGAGTAAAGCCGTCACTTTGATAAATGGGCTTGGATGCAGAAATAATAACACCATTAGGATCAGTGTCTAGCTGTAATTTGTAACCACGAGCGTCACTGGCTACGGTTTTGTAGCCTTTCCAGGCATTTTTCCCAGGTGACCCATCATGAATCATAATATCAACTTCACTGATGGTGCTATGATACCAAAGTGTCCCATCTTCGGGATCCAAACTAGGCCGACTTTCTTTTACAACTAGATTTTTTAAATCAGCTAGCGCAGACCAATTACTAGCTATTAGCGT